ATGTGAAGAAGTTGTTGATGAAGAAACAGGTGAATTAACTTGGGATGGATTCTTTTTGTTTAATAATAACTTTAGTTATATTGAACAAATTACTGATTATATTAATGATCTATTGGATGAGCAAGAAAAAGGTGAATTAGATTATTCACTTTGTATAATGTGGGATTCAGTTGGGAGCGTTCCTTGTAAAATGACTTATGAAGGAAAAGGAGGAAAACAACACAATGCTTCGGCATTGGCAGATAAAATTGGTATGGGTATTAACCAACGTATTTCAGGATCAAGAAAAGCGGAATCAAAGTATGAAAATACATTGATTGTTGTCAACCAACCTTGGGTCCAACTTCCGGATAATCCTTTTGGACAACCTAAAATTATGAGTAAGGGAGGAAATGCTATTTGGTTAAATTCTTCATTAGTATTTTTATTTGGAAATCAAAAAGATGCTGGTACTACTAAAATTACCGCAACAAAAGATAAAAGAACAATCAAATTTGCATCAAGAACAAAAGTTTCGGTTATGAAAAACCACATTAATGGTCTTGGTTATGACGATGGTAAAATAATTGTGACACCACACGGATTTATTGCCGGTAAAGATACCGCTGAAGAAAAAACTAATATTGAAAAATATAAAAAAGATTATGCTGAATATTGGAAAGACATTATTGGTATGGAAGGTGATTTTGATTTGAAAGAAGAAAAAGAAGAAAATTAAAAAAAAATATAAATAATTATACTTTTTAAGTATTTGATGATATTTATTAATATGGGAAGACGAAAAGTTGAAGAAGAAAAAAAGAAAGTAAAATTAGCAGTGTCTCTTGACCCTGAATTACCACAATACTTTAAAGATAAATCTATAAACTTATCTTCTTTAGTTAATAAATTATTAAAAGAATACGTTAAAAATGGAAATAAAAATTTGTAGTAAATGTGGTGTTGAAAAAGAACTGAAAGATTTTAACAAGATGTCTAAAGTTAAATGTGGTGTTAGAAGTTATTGTCGGGAATGTCAAAAAATTGATTCTAAAAAATATAGATTAGAAAATAAGGAAAAAATTAAAGAATATAATACTAAATGGAATAAAGAAAACCAAGAATATTATAAAAAATACTTTGAAGAATACTATATTATTAATTATGAAAAAGAAAAAGAAAGAAAATTAAAATGGTCTCGTGATAACAGAGAATATTCTAACAACTATCAAAAAAAAAGAAAAAAAGAAGACATCTTATTTAATATTATTTCTAATATGAGAAATTCCGTTAACCGATATTTAAAATACAAGTCAAAACATACTTTTGAAATTATCGGATGTTCTCCCCAACTTTTAAAGGAACATTTAGAAAATCAGTTTGTTAGTGGTATGGGTTGGGATAACAGAAGTGAGTGGCATATTGACCATATCATTCCATTATCATCGGCTAAAACAGAAGACGAACTTTATAAGTTATGTCATTATACAAACCTCAAACCACTATGGGCGGAAGAGAATTTAAAAAAAAGTAATAAGATTGTTTAACAAAATAAAAAAAATAAGTGTCAAAAACATTATTAGTTGATGGAAATAACTTATTAAAAGTTGGATTCCATGGGGTTAGAGATTTTTACCATAAAGGTAATCATGTTGGCGGCATTTGGCATTTTTTAAATACTCTTAGAAAATTTTTAGATGAACATAATTACAATAAAGTTGTTGTTTTTTGGGATTCTAAAACATCATCTTCCAAAAGAAGATTGTTATACCCAAAGTATAAGCTAAATCGTAAATCTTCTGAAACAGAATCAAAAGAAGAATCTTTTTTAGAACAAAAACAAAGGGTTAAACAATACCTCGAGGAGATGTTTGTAAGACAATTAGAGACTGAAAATGCTGAAGCCGATGATTTGATTGCGCATTATTGTAAAGTTTCTGTAGACGAAGAAAAAACAATATTTTCAAGCGACAGAGACTTAACTCAACTTATTTCTGAAAAGGTGTCTATATATTCACCAACAACAAAAAAATATTATAAACTAGGAGATAAAATAAAATTACACGATATTGAAGTCCCCTACTATAATGTAAAAATAGTTAAAATTCTTACTGGAGATAGTTCCGATAATATTGACGGGATTTTTTATTTAGGTGAGAAAACTTTAATTAAAATGTTTCCTGAACTACTTGAACAAAAAGTAGAATTAACTTATATTTTACAAAAGAGTGAAAAACTTTTAACAGAAGATAAAGGAAATATCACACTTCAAAATCTTCTAAGTGGTAAAACTAAAGAAGGTATATTCGGCGATGAGTTTTTTCAAATTAACGAGAAACTTGTAGATTTAGAAAATCCACTCTTAACCGAAGAAGAAAAAGAGTTAGTGAAACTATATCACTCCGAATCGATGGATCCCGATGGAAGAGGACATAGAAATCTAATTCGAATGATGATGGAAGATGGTTTTTTCAAATACTTGCCGAAGGGTGACGACGCTTGGGTGAGTTTTCTAAAACCATTTTTAAAGTTGACAAGAAAAGAAAAAAGTAAATTTCGAAACAAAAAGTAAAAACAAAAAAAACAAATGAAAGAGCAAGATATAACAAAAGTAGAGTTTTTGTTAATGTGTAATGAGAACATTGTAGTTCAAAGGTTTTTTAATGTCAGAGGTTTTAACAAAAATGCTCATAAATCTGTAGAGTTTTATGATCATATTAGAATGCTGACAAATCAACTTATGTATGACTTAAAGATGAGGTCTGTATCATACATGTTGGAAAACCAATATGAAATTTTGGAAAATCCAGAAATTCTTAATACGTCAATAACCGATGGGCCAGAAAACTTTAACATAATAATAAAGGTCGCCGACCTGACAATTTGTCATAGGCAGTTTGATGCAAAACCATACCCACCAAAGGTCAGATACACCGTAGACCTACGCCCAAAGTTAAAATCAATCATGGCTGGTTTGACTGACATTTTTTCAGGTAAAAATTTTAATTATTATTATCCGACTTTTATCAAAAACTAGTAGTATTTATCAATACGAAAAAAGAAAAACATGGCGACAACAAAAAATTTTGAATACTTAGGAAACACTTTTCAATTACAATTATTAAATCAAATTATTGTAGATAAAGATTTTTCACAATCTATAATTGATGTGATTGATAACAATTATTTTGAAAACAAATATTTCAAAATTATAATTCAAATGGTCCGCGAGTATTATGTAAAATACGATCACACACCATCATTTGAAACGTTAGAACAAATTACAAAATCAGAACTACAACAAGCATTAGCATCCAAAATTGTTTTAGATACAATTAAGAAAATTAAAGATGCACCTATCGATGGCGTGGCTTTCGTTCAAGAAAAGGCCTTAAAATTTTGTAAACAACAAGAACTTCAAAAGGTAATGGGGAAGGCTCAAAAGATCATTGATGGTGGAGAGTTTGAAAACTATGACACCCTTGAAGAAATGGTTAAAACCGCTCTTCAGGTGGGGTCAAAAGATACATCAATTTTAGATGTATTTTCAAACCTCGATCAAGTGCTTGAAGAAGATTACAGACACCCAATTCCGATGGGAATACCTGGTATTGATAGACTACTAAAAGGTGGTTTAGCCAAAGGAGAAATTGGTGTTATCTTAGCCCCAACTGGTGTGGGTAAATCAACCATTTTAACCAAAATATCAAACCACGCATTTAATCTCGGATTTAACGTTCTTCAAGTGTTTTTTGAAGACAATTCGAAAGTAATTCAACGAAAGCATTTTACACTTTGGACAAAGATACACCCTGACGATTTGTCAGAAAAAAAAGATGATGTCATGTCAAAAGTTAAAGAAATTGAAGAAACTATGCCAAACAAATTGATTTTGAAAAAACTTCCTTCTGATACTCTGACGATGTTACAAATTAAAAATCAAATCAGAAAAATGGTTTCAGATGGTATTAAAATTGATATGGTTGTTTTAGATTATATTGATTGTATTGTTCCTGACAAAAACTTAGGTGATGAATGGAAAAGTGAAGGTTCTGTAATGAGAGCATTTGAAGCAATGTGTCACGAAATGAACTTAGTTGGATGGACAGCAACTCAAGGAAATAGATCTTCAATATCATCTGAAGTTGTAACAACAGATCAAATGGGAGGATCAATTAAAAAAGCACAAGTTGGTCACGTAATTATTTCGGTGGCAAAAACATTACAACAAAAAGAATTAAAATTGGCAACAATAGCAATTACGAAGTCTCGAATAGGTGATGATGGTGTTGTATTTGAAAATTGTAAATTTGATAACGCCATGTTAGAGATAGATACTGAAAGTTCTATGACTTTTTTAGGTTTGGAAGAACAAAAAGAAGAAAGACAAAGACAAAGAGTTAGAGAGTTACTTGAAAAAAGAAAACAAAAAGACTCTCAAAATTAAATAAATAAATAATAATTAAAGAAAAAAAAATGGACATTTCACAAAGAATATTAAGCGACATTACGGTGTATATGAAATACGCAAAATTTGTTCCTGATTTAAACAGAAGAGAAACGTGGGAAGAGTTGGTTACAAGAAACAAAGAAATGCATCAAAAAAAATATCCACAAATTAAAGAAGAAATTGAGGAAGTTTATAAAATGGTATATGACAAAAAAATTCTTCCTTCTATGAGATCTTT